TTGGCCTTCTGGTTGCCGGCAGTGCCGAGTGAAGGCGTCACGATGATGGGGATGTCGGTGATGCCGACAAGCGAGCAGTTGGCCGCGCCGGTGGTTGTGCCGATGTACCAGGCATAGCCAGCCGCGCCCTGAACGGGGTTGACCGACCAGGTGATGTGCTGGGTTGCGCCGGGGGTGACGGTGGCCTGCGCGGAGATTTGTCCGACGCCGCCATTGACGGTCTGGGAGTTGCTGTACGGTCCCGCAGAAGTCTGCGAGAACGAAGGGTTGGGCGAATTGCCGGCAGCGATTGCGGCGGTGGTGAAGCCGTTCGCGCCGCCACACAGGGCCACGCCAAGCGGGGTCAATGCCACGCAGAAGCAATAGACCGGGACGGCGCCGAACGAACCGTCAGAGCCAGCCGCAACGCCCGGCGTTCCAAGGAACGTGACTTGGGCAAGCGCCGTGCCAGAGTTGCCAGAGAGCAACATCTGTTCCTCGCCGAGCATCAATGCTTCGAGCGTGGTGATTTGCGCGAGCGCGCGCATGTCGTCGAAACCTTCGCCGGCATACTGCCCTTCAAAGGTCACCTGGTTTTCAATCCCGATGCCCTTGTAGGTTGCGGTGTAGTCCTTTTCCGTCAAGGACATGACCATGCCGCGCTTCCCTTCCTGCACTCCAACATAGGTCGCGGGAGAGCCGGTGTTGATGCCGGTGATGGCCTTCCAGTGTGCCGCCGTGCCGTACCCGGAAGGCTTGTTCACGCGAGCGGTTTGGTTCCGCAGGGGTGTCAGCACCGGATAGAGGCGCTTGGCTTGAGATTCCAGGTCGTAGTAAACCAACCCGGTGTTTTGTGCGATCCCGGCGGTCGTCGCATCCTTGAAGAGTGCGAGTGTGCGCTGGGTCAAAGCAGACAATTCAGCGTTCATAAACTCTTTTCCTCCGTGGCTTCAGCGGTCAGCGCCTAACCGGGAAGCCGAGATTTGTGCAACAAAAAACGCCGTCCTGACGCCCGTAGGCGTTGGTTCGGCGTGCTTGAAACTCGATTTGGCTCTGCTGCCTACCGCGCGATCGTGGGGTTGACGTACAGCGGCTTCGCAAGGGTGTCCCGGCCGAACTTCGCCAGATCCACCTTGTTTCCGCCAGAGGTGATGACTTCGCGGGGAGCTTCCTCCGCAGCGGCACCTTCCTTACCCTTTTCGGCAGTGCCAGCGGCAGACTTCGCCACCGCGCCCGCGGGCAGGTCGGACTTCTTGGGGATGCTCTTTCCGAGTTCCTCCAAAAACTCCTTGAAGTTCTTGGTGAGGTCGGCGACTTCGGTCTTCAACGCTTCAACTTCGGCGTTGGGTGTCGGAGTGGCAGCGGCTGCCGCAGCAGATGCGGCCGCAGCGTCCTTCGCTACCTTCCCGGCGCCGTCCTTGCCGTCCCCGCCATCGTGCATTGCCGCAAGGTGCTTGCCCATCGAAGCGTGATGCTCAAGAACCGCTCCGAGGTGCGCCTTGTGCTCCGCACTCATCTTTTCCAACTTATCGACGCGGTCAATCAGGCCAGTGGCCTTTTCGAGCAACGCCGTTTGTTCCGGTGTCATAGACTCGTCTCCTTCTTTCTTTGAAATTAGTTCCTGGCCTTCTTCCTCCGCGAGGTCTGTCAGAATCGACACGCCTTCTGTCAGCCACTCCTTCAGGCGCGCAGGAATATCCGAACCATCGCCTTCGCATTCCGCCTCGGATTCAAGGCAGGTCTGGACGGAGTAGATGGTTTGCAGGAGGTCGGCCATGCGGCCAACATCCCACAAAGACTTTGCAACCTTTTCGCTCGACACCTCGACGCCGAACGACTTCGCTTTCGCGTCAATCTTCGCCTTCGCCGCTTTCTTCTCTTCCTCGCTCATTCCCTGCGTCTGATTGAACCGCGCGAGCGCGTTGCGAACGTGCGATGCGTCGTGGATGGGTAGCTTCCAGGTCGAGGTATCTTCCGGGTCGCCAACGTGCGCGAAGTCCGAGGCGTGCAGTTCTTCGCCGCTCACGGTCTTTGTTTTCGCTGCCTTCTTCATCCCGACGAACTTCCGCATCTCTTCGCTGCCGTCGGCTTTGATGGCGGTGAACGTCGCGCCATACATGCAGGGATTGTCCACAATGGACAGTTCGGCAGTCGATGCGGTGTAACGGGTCGTGTCTCCGTCCGTCCACTTGCGGACGTAACGGCCGCCCAGAGAGAATCCCGTATAGACGCCCTCTTGGACTTTTGCCCATTCGTTGTCGTCCACGACCTTAACGACAACAGGAATCTTTTTGTTTACATCGTCGAACTCCAACGCGACGACTTTGCCTGCAGCCACGGAGCCGTGCATTACGCGCACGTTGCCCAGGCTCTTGCCGTCACTGGCCTTTTCGATCCCTTCGCTCCATTTGCGGATGTAGGGCTTCGAGGTCAAGTAGTCGAATGTTTCGCCGGCCTTGTCTTCGACCTCTTCGGCCATGATGCCGTGGATCTCGCGCTTTTCCAGGTCCACCTTGACCAGTGGGATAAACTTGCGAAATTCGATGCGCATAAATTTCTCCTTCGATTTGGTCCCTGTTACAGAGTTCGCTGAGGCAAATGCCCTGCTCTCGTCCCCATGCTTCTCGTACTCGCTGTTCCACACATCCAGCCATTGCTTTCGCTTCTCCTGCGGAACGTAGGAGGGAACTTCGCTGATCGATGAATAGGGCATGGTTTTATTTGACGCTGATTCCACCACGCCTGCGTGTCACAGTTCTGACTCCCGCCGAACTCCCTGTGACAATCGGCTTCTCGATAACTTCCGCAGGTTTGAAGTTCTTGCGCGCCTCGCCCGTCAAAATCTTTCCCACGCGCCGCATGATTTCCTCGGCTTCCAGATCGGTCACTTCCCCGGGATGCGCGTCACAGGTTTCGACCGTGCCGCACACTTCATGCACGATGGCGTGAATGCGACCCGCCAACTGTTCGACCGTCATCATTGGTCTATCAAATGAAACCAGTCATGCCAGAAAGAGTGCCTTCCAAGCATTTCTTGCTTGCGCCCCAACCTCGGGAAAATCCAGTAGTACAAGCGCACTCTCAGACCCCAAGGAAGCAACCAGTTCCAAGCATTTATCCAGAGATGCTGTCTCATTCAGCTTCTGCCGCGTAAGTGATCACCAAATCGCACACGCAGTTGTGTACAATTAGGCCGTTTGCAAGGTAATATGAGCTGTCAGTCTGGAGGTTGTACACATGCCCGTCAAATTCAGCGACGCCGACATCCGTTATTTCTACAAACTCTATGTGGCCGGAAAGTCTACGGTTGATCTCGGTCGGATGGTCGGAGCGCACAGCAGCACTATTCGCAATCGATTCCACGACCTCGGTCTGCCCATCAGGGAGATCGGAATCTGCCAAACAGCAGCCTACAGACTCATGTCTCCCGGCAAGAGAAAGTTTATTGCTGCCTTCGCTAACGATGCTGCTCGCGGGAGGAAGGCTTCGCTCAGAGAACTCTACAAAAGAGCGAACACTAGGGAAGGCCATCCCCCGCCCATGAGCGAAGCCGAGGCTGTTTTCGCTGATATGTTGAGTCGGATGGAACTGCCCTTTGTTTTCCAGCGTGCCCTCGGCAAGTACAATCTCGACTTCGGTGTCGGCGGTTCCGTCGCCGTGGAAATCTTCGGCGGTGACTGGCATGGAACAGGTCGCCAGGCCGCCCGCTTTCAAAGCCGCACTAAATACATCCTCCGCAAGGGCTGGCATCAAGTTATGATTTGGGCTAACCGACATAAGCATGCGAACCTGCTCACCGGCATAAGCCAGGTACACGCCCTTCTTGAGGCAACCCGCATTGACCCATCCTTGGTCCGTCAGAACTGGGTGATTTTTGGTTATGGAAAGCTCCTCGCCGCTGGCGACGCGAATGACAGCCACTTCCCCATGAAACCTGCGGCGAAACTGCTTCGTGACTCGGTCACAGGCCGCTACAAGCGTTCCTGGTAAACAGCAGTTCGGATGGTAAGGTGGCCCGTCGTCTCCCGTGGAAAATGTCTCATCCAAATCAATCTCTCCGTCGTCTGCGGCATCGTCACACTCGTCGTCTCCGTCGTGCATTGACCCGAGGATGCTGGCCTTCTTCATCTCGATGCCAGTACTCGCTGCACTCAGCAGCGCACCCTGAATCTGCGCCTTTGCCAGTTCCGTCCGTGCAATCATCTCCGCGCGCGTTTCGCTAAACTGAAACGAGTCCGCAATCGAATCTTCCAGCGCTTGGGGTCCGAGTCCGTCCTCAAATGCCCGTGTCACCGTGTCTCGCAGAGCGTCCCGCGTGGTGTCCGTGATGGCCCACCGCGGATTCGGATTCTCGATCAGTGTGTCGCCGTCCCACTTCATGCCGACCATCTCCGCGGCACGGTCCCGAGCAAAATCCACTGCCGCCTGATTCACCTGGTCGAACACTGCCTTGTCCGTCACACCCACTTCCACCAGCACATCGCGTGCGACTTCCTGGGCTGTTTCCTCGATGGCCGACTGCGAGGAAGTAACAATCGCGTCCCATTCGAGCTCTATCGAGCGCACGATGCGGTCGATTTCGTCCTCGTCCGTCTTGGTGACTTCCGCATAGTGGTCCGCCACCTTCGCTGCAATAGCCTTGCCCTGCTTCTTCAGGAAGCGTCCTAGTACCCCTGCCAGCCGGCCGATCCGCTTCTCAACCCGCGCTGGCAGCTTCCCCGTCGTTACCACAATCTTTTTTTTTTCGGCTTTGGCCAGCGCTTCCGCGAACTTGTTCGCAACCTCCGCGGATTTGGCCCTGGATTCGCTCAGGGGCGGCTTTGCGGGGGGTGTCTTGGCTCCCGGTGCACCGCCGTTTGCTCCGTTCGCTGGCGGCAGCATGGGCTTCGGCGCACCCGGTTTCACGCGCCCGTCACCGCTCTTGACGTCGTCCAGCATGATCGGCCCGGTTTGAGTCAGGATGAACGGCCCAATGCCCCACGGCTCCTCGCCGTCGCGGATCCGGAGTTCGTCTACGGAACTTTTCCCACAGCTTATGTAGATTTTGTCGACTTGCGCCTGCACCAGCGGATCAACTTCAACATCGTCATCGAAGGATGCCTCAATGTCAGGGAAGTTCAGATATTGCGGAGCCTGGATCAGGTAATTCAGCTTCTCGAGGATCCAGACCTTTGACGGCTCGAAGCCTTCTTCCAGCGCTTGGCGCTGCTGCTGCTGGCCGCTAGCCCGGTTCATCATCTTGACGAATGCCGTAGGCGGCAGCGAGAAGCAGAATGCCACGATACGCGCACGCCACTCCTCGAATTGGTCGAGCAGCATGTCCTTCTTGGCGAAAGTTATCTGCCCGGGCCCTTTTTCGCCCAGCGACGGAATGAACCGGAGCATGCGCCGGGCTGCCAGGTTGCCTTCCAGGGCGGCGTCGAACGCCCGCTGGAACCGTTCGATCTGGTCCGGGGACCAGTCGGGAGGAACCTGCGCGATCGCATCGGGAATGGTGCCCGAGGTGTACTCGGCCAAGCGCGAAACGTCGCGCCGCAAGCCTAGGTTGATCATAAAGATGATCTGCTCGACCGGGCTCATGCCGTAGACGCGATGCGTGCGCAGATTGCGCGGCATGTAGACCAACTGATTCGTGTTCAGATCGCAGAGGATCTGGCCCTTCACGATTTGTTGATAGGCGGTGAAGGGCGCTTTGGGTGTAGTGCCGTCCGGCCCGAGGCGGATGCCGATGGTGCCGCCGTCAGTAGGAACGAACCGCGTCACCTTCTGCGACTTTGGGTCACGTCCGACAAGTAAACTGGCGCAATCGGCCACGAGTTGATCCTCAAACCACAACCTCATCCATTCGTGGAAATCGTGTTCGCCGTCAGGACGGTCGAAGAACTTGCGAACGTCATCGACGCGCGAGTCACTCTTGCTGCGCTTCTTTACCTTCGAGTCGGGCTCGTCGACGTCCTCTTTCTTCAGCCCAAAGTGAACGACCAGCTTCGACACCTGGTCCTTGCGCGTTTCGATGCACGTCCGGGTCAGATAGTCCGTGTCAGCCAGCATGCGCAACTGCTCGAAGGAGATTCCCTCGTAGCTCCGCGGCATGTACGAGATGTTGTACCCGACGGGATAATCCAGCCGGCGCGCTTCGCCATCAGTGACCGTCGGCTTCAGCGGCGGCAAGGGCGACATGAAAACGTCATAGTCCGCCCGGGACATTGGCCGTGGAATGATGCTGGTCTTCGGAACGCCCATTTTAGGTGAGACCGAATGTGTCCTTTACGCCTTCGACGTACTTCTTCTCTTCTACCCGCGAAATGTAGCCGCGTGCGAAGGTCAATTCCGCTGCCGCCTTCTCGAGGGCTGCGTGCTGATCAGCCTGGATCACGACATGGCCCGCGGGCACATGCTCCAACGTGCATCGCCCTTCGAGATCAACTCGGCCAATGAGAACTCTCCAAGCGAAACCGATTCGCGCCAGAATCGTTGACACTTTTTCCTCCTATTGACTTACT